CTACTTCGCAATAGCTTTCCCATTAAGACAGTGCACCATGTAATGCGCAAATCCATCGTTTTTACAATTTACCTTCTTCTTATCTGAAACCTCGGTGACACCATTCTCACAATCTACTTCAAGGCTTGCATCCTTGGTGATTGTTCCTTCTAAAATACTCATGCCATTTAACGTATCAAGCGTACAAACATGAGTTACTTCTACGTTTGTTGCTGAAGCCAACCCATTATAACATTTAAGAAAGACATCATCCGCCTTCAAATTAACAACTTCTACCTTGCCATTGTTCACTTCTACATAAAGCTTACCAATCTCAATATCCGTGATGAGCACTTGATTAGAATCAGATTCAACCTCACAAACTTCCACATCATGTGGCAAACTCACAACAATTTCAGGCATACCCTGAGTAAGCCACCTCACCCAATTCGAAGCTGAGACTTTTTTAGTTTGAATAAGCCTTATAACATTTTGCGCTTCCTCAACCCTCAATATATCTTGTTCACAGTTAACAAAGCTCACACCAAAGGTATCAGCACGTTTCACCGTTAAACGAACATCTTTCGTCTCTGCGATAAACTTCTTATTATCCATTCCTTAAGCACCTCCTCGTGCACATACTAATAATCAGGTTTCATTTTACCTTTTGAGCTATATTTTCCCACTTCACAGGGTGGGTGCAAAGTGTGTGCACCTTTTAACGTTAACATCCTGTGCACTCAACCCTAGAGCGTCGACATGTTCCCTCAAACAGCAAAATCACTCTCAAAAATCGCTCCGAGCCAGCCTAAAGCCGCCGTACGCTAAACCTTTTAACGATAGCCCTCGCTAAGCCTTGCTACACAAGGGCAAATTTGCACCCACCTAATCAGTCTTTGACATCAATACGACACTCTCGACGTGGATTGAGAGAACTCCAAGTATAGCTACACTTTTTTGAGTGCACACTATGGATATTGGGTGCACCTTTTAACGATAGAAAAAGCTATCGTTAAAAGTTTAAGATTGGCTTAATAACTTGGTTTTTGAGCATAAAAACAAAAAACAGCCTAGAGAGTATTCCCACTAGGTTGACTTTTGTAACATTTCAAATGCTCACATTCTTTTGACTTTTACGATGCCATTTCAATTTACGATGCCCTTTCAATATCCACACTAATCTCTGATTTAAAAGTTACGCTGAACCTGTCCTCGTAAACTTTTATTTTCTTGATGTACTTTCTTACCAGCTTCTCGTCATATTCACTAAGCTCGTGACGCTCACTTTTCAGAAAATCTTCCATTTCTCTGATTCGTCTTTTAGCATCTTCTTGACCTGCTTTTTCTATAAGAAGCTGCTGTTTCCTACCTTTAAGCTCATCAATCTCATCAGCTATTTTCGTGTAGTCTTTTTTAGCTTTAAGCAAGGTTAGTAGTATCGCTTGTTTGTCCGCGATTTTTTTATCAACCGTTTCAAGCTCACTTAAGTTGTTGCCCGCGATAATTTCTCTAATACTGTTATTCAACGTATCCAATACTTCATCCGGTATACTAAACACCTTGTTTATGGCTTTCACTGTAGCAGACTGCAGTTCTTCCTCTTTTACTGTCGGAGCATCACAAGCACTAGGACCATTTTCCCATCTGGTACAACAACGCCAAACAACAGAACGCACTCCTCGATTGTTCCAAGCAATTCTTCTGTAAACATCCCCGCATTTAGAACAAACACATAAGCTGGATAAAGCGTACTTACTGGAATAAACTCTCCTTTTTTTATTCTCCTCACCACTAAACATGTTGGCTCGTCTTACCATTTCTTCTTGAACTTTAAAGAAAATATCTCTTGGAATAATCGAAGCGTGGCTATCTTTTACATAATACTGTGGTTCTGTCCCATCATTTTTTATACGAACATGATTAATAAAATCTGTCGTGATGGTTTTTTGTAAAAGTGCATCACCAATATATTTTTCGTTTTGCAAGATGGTTTTAATATTAGACAAGTGCCATTTTAAATGCCCAGCGCCGTTTTTAATACCGTCTTTTTCAAGACCCTCCGCTATATCTCTAAGACTTGCTCCTTCTAAATATTCTCTATAAATTCTTCTTACGACTTTTGCTTCCTGTTCAAGAATTACAAGATTCCCTTCATCGTCTTTTGTGTATCCTAAAAACCAGTTATGGTTGATTTGCACTTTGCCTTCCTGGTAGCGGAACTTAAGTCCAAGCTTCACATTCTGAGAAAGTGACGCGGATTCCTGTTGAGCTAAAGAAGCCATGATGGTAAGCAATAGTTCTCCGCTTGCTTCCATGGTGTTGATGTTTTCTTTTTCAAAAATGATTGGAATGTTTTTGTCTTTCAACTGTCTAACAAACTTTAAACAGTCGATAGTGTTTCTCGCAAAACGGCTAATCGACTTAGTGATAACCATGTCTACTTTGCCACTCATGCAATCGTGGATCATGTCGTTGAAACCGACACGTTTTTTCGTGCTGGTTCCTGAAATACCGTCATCAGCGTAAATGCCGGCAAACTCCCAGAGAGGATTTCTTGAAATATAATCCGTATAATGCTGAACTTGCGTGTCATAACTTGTTGCCTGTTCTTCACTGTCAGTACTGACACGACAATACGCTACTACTCTTAACTTCGGCTTATCTTTATGCTTATCTACCGTATTCCCCGCTATTTTTCTTGGTGGAATAATTGTAACGTTGGCACTCATTTTACACCTCCCTTGATTTGACTGTACGCGTATGCTGCTTGCCGATAAGGATCATCATGTTTCTTTTCTATAACGCCTATTTCATACGTGAAATTTGTTGTAATTAAAGGTTTTAGCTCTGTTGTACGAGGTTTTTTTCTAAAATTGTTGGCTCTTAACTGCTGAACTTTATAAAAAGTTTCTTCATCTAAAAGACTCGGGTAAAGCGATGTTCCTAAGTACGTTTTATTTTTCAAAATATTACTAATTACAGAATGTGTTTTATCAATGTTCACCGCTCGAGCCGTTTCAGAAATCGTTCCAAATTCTAAGAATTTACGGAAAAGTTCTCTAACTTTCAGAGCTTCTTTTTCGTCTATAACCGCTTTACCGTCTACTATTCGGTAACCATATGGGATGTGTGCCATGTTTCTTTCACCTCTTCTTCTAATTCCAATCCGCATTTCAAACGAAAAATGAATTCTGTTCTGCTTTTAACTACGACACTGTCTACAAAATCCAGAAAATCCTCGTCCTTAAACTCGCTAAATACTTCTGTGACGCTGACGAACCGTTGAAGTTTTTGCGCCTCGTTTAAGTGCGTTAAGTTACCGTTTAAACTGTTGGAAAGCTGAAGTTTTTCCTTAAGACAAGTATCCATTTCCGTTTTAAGCTGATTGCTTTCCAGATAGTAGGAATCCATCTCAATGTAGCCACCGGCGAAAAGCTTACTGAGTACTTGCTCCTGTTCTTGCAACTTAGCTATTTTTTCTTCGAGTTCGATAACCTTGTTCAATCCGTCTTTATTATTCACGTTTCTTAAGCTTTTTATGAAAGGCGTTAATATTTGAGCGGATGTTGCTTTGAACTTGTTAAGCATTTGAAGAAAAGCTAATTTAACATACTCCTCTTTTACAGCTTTCATAGGGCAGCATTTAGTCTCACGTATATGCTTGGTACAACACCAAACAACATAGGCTCCATCTTTTTTATGCCGGTCGTGTTTCTTTAACCTACTATGGCAATTACCGCAGTAAAGTTTTCCTGAAAACACATATCTAGCAAGGTATTTATTACTACCGCCGGTGATATTTAGTTTTAATTTTCTCTTCTGTCTCAGCTCATGCACATTATTAAAAGTTTCATGACTGATGATAGCCTCGTGATGGTTTTCAATAACATACTGTTTTTTCTCGCCACGGTTTTTATGGCGGTTAAAATTATCGTCTGTAAATGTCTTTTGAAAAATCACATCCCCTGTGTATGTTTTATTGTTCAAAATAGCGTTCACGGTAGTCGAAGACCATTTAGCTCCTCTTTTCGCAGGAATCTTTTTAGCCGTCAGCTCATTAGCTATCACATGCCCGCCTTTACCTAAAAGTGCCATACTAAAGATGTCTTTTATAACCTCAGCTTCCTTTGGAACTATAATCATTTTCCCGTTCTCGTTTTTATAGCCATACGATGGGGAAGAAATGACATAGCTTCCGTTTTCGAACCTTTTTTGAATTGACCACATGCTGTTTTCCGAGATGGATCTTGACTCGCTTTGTGCTATGGAACTTAAGATAGAAAGCATAAGCTCTGAACTCATACGCTCGGTATCAATGTTTTCTTTCTCAAAATACAAATAAATACCGAGACCGGTAAGTTTTCTAACTATTTCAAGACAGTCAACCGTGTTTCTTGCAAGCCTACTAATAGACTTTGTAATAATCCTGTCTATCTGACCGCTCTCACAGTCTTTAAGCAGTTGTTTAAGACTTTCACGCTTATCGATTTTCGTGCCACTAATACCCTCGTCAAAGTAAAGTCCCGCATACTCCCAGCATGGATTAGACTTAATATAGTTTTCGTAATGCTCCTTTTGTACCTCTAGGCTGAGAAGCTGTTCGTCACTGTCGGTAGAAACTCTCGCATATGCTGCAACCCGTATTTTTCTAAGAGAATTATCCGGCTGTTTGGCTTCCAGTTTTGTTATCATTTTCATCATCTCACCTCACTTTCTTACAGTCATATACATCACTCTAAAAGCAGTGTTTATCAAGCTTTTAGCCCAATAATTCCTTGTAAAACGGGTGAAATTTTTCCCTGTTAAGACGGCTTATTTTTCCTTTTTCTTGCTCGCTGATAAGCCCTTTTTTAAAGAGTGAAACGGTAAGTTTTTCGGCTATTTCAAAACGAAAATCCGCCTGCATACTCTCTTTTGTCCAATCTCTGGCTTTAACATCCGTTAGCCCGTGAACATCCTTACTGATTTGCATGATGCTCACCTCCAAAACGATGTTCTATATAGCAGGCGTGGCAGCAGTATTTTCTGGTTTTATTACCGTAAGAGATAAAAGAATTTTTGCAGTTAAGACAAGTGCACTCATAGTTTGCCTGTCTTTTTACCAACTGTGTATGCTTGTTCCACCATGTGTTTCTACACGCATCAGAGCAGAAACGTTTAACTTTTCTTCCTTTGTTTTGTTTGATTGGTTTTGAACAAGATTCACATAATGCTGTCTGTGTTTTCGTAGACTGGATTACGCCTAGGCTGTTACGTTTGCAGTAGCTTTTAATCGTATTAACGGAAACATCCATACGGTTTGCAATCTGCGTATAGCTAAGGCCTTCATCTCTTAGCAATTTGACTTTGCGTTGTTCTTCCATATTCATAAAAAGGCCACCTCCTATGAGGTAGCCTTGGGAAAGAATAAAATCTGACGGTTTTTTAATCTTTTTTGTAAAACTCACACTCGTAGCCGTCAGCTCGTAAAACAAGCCCTTCTGCCCAAGGTGGTGTTCTTCCCATTAGCTCACACACGCTTTGAACACTCACATTCTTATCGGTTTCGATAATGGCTTCATCATGCACGTGAGCAACGATGCGATATTCTTTCAGCGTTTGCATGGCGTAAAGTAGAATGTCACGAGCTATAGCTTGCGTAATGTTTTCCACGAATTTAGGCCCGTAGCTTTCCAGCCGCTCCCATTTTTTAGTAGACCCCACACCCTCATAGGTGACTGATTCGCCACCATACTTGTTTTCTTCCACGCGTGGCTTCACATAGTAAAGGCATCTTTTCGAAGGCAGTTTGATGATAAGAAACCCACTCTTGTAAGTGAACACTATATTGTGTGTTCGAACAGAAATGCGTTCGTGTACACACTGTTTTACAGCTCTGTCCACATCCCACCACAATGAAACAATATGTGGATTAGCAGATCTCCAATCATTAACTAACTGTTGCAAATCATCTTCATGTAAACCCATATCAAGAGCACCCATTGCCTTTAATGCTCCTACTGCACCACCGTAGCCACAGTTATGCACGAGCTTTCCCGATACGGTAAAACGATGATTTGGTCCGGCATTTCGTATGTCATAAACTCGAGCCTTGCTTCGATTAAACGCCAGTTTTTTCTGTGTTGCACTACAGCTGTATTTGCTCTTGATATGATTTCTTCTCTGCCTATTCCTTTCGATAACATTCTTGTAACTACCGATCTTGCGTATGGCCAATATTGTTGCTCCCACCGTGTTAGGATAGCGTTCTGCTTGTTGTTTTGATTGACTATTCTTGGAACAAAGCGGATATTTCCTTTTTCGTAGTTGCCGTTTGTATTTATCCGATCTAATTCCCAGTCTTTTTGCACATTGTCTACCTCTTGTAAAATCCACAAGCCTGCTTCTAAAACAGAATGGAAGCACCACTTTATCCCTCTTGCACCATAGTTTTTGTAATTTGGATCTCTTGGATTGATGCATCGCTGTTTCGCAGCACTTAGCCGCTTTTCTAGCCATATTGGTATTTGTTTCGGCTGCGAGCAAGCTTGACACCCTTTTGATTTGCCCGACTTTAGACTGTTTAAGTCCTGCCATTGAACGCTTCCGCACCCTACGCATTGTGTCAATACATAACAGTGGTTTTGCTTTTGATTCCAGTGTTTCTCTGCACTTATGATTTTCACCCAGCCGTATTGTTCTCCGACCATCTCCGGTTTGTATGAGATGTGTTTTGCAGATGGCGGATTCAATAAACCGTATTGGCTTCGGTTTCCCTTTAACCCAGACGAGATGGTCTGGTGTTGCTCTAAGTCCTTCATACTCGATTACCTCCTTTACACCCTTAAAAACAACTCCGTTATGGTTGACCCAGTTTTCTCCGTCCCACACTTTTTGTTTTGTAGTGACTTCTTCAATTGGAACAAGCCCTTCATCTGTGAGTACAAGTTCACCTTCAGCAATACAAGCAAGTTCCGCTATCTTACCTTTCTGCCGCAAATGCCCGTTTACTCCATGCTTTTCAACAGGCACGCTAAACATTTGAGAGGCTGACGAGCAGTAAATGTCTTTGCCTTCCTCGAATACTCGCATACGCCATTTTTCACCTGCAAGCCAAGCCAAGACTCTCGCTTCGATTGCTGAAAAGTCTGCGACAATAAACTTAAATCCCGTGCGTGGGATAAAAGCAGTGCGGATAAGCTGGGATAAAGTATCTGGAATATCCTCATAAAGCATTTCCAACGCTTCAACATTTCCTTGTTTAACAAGACTTCTAGCCTCCGCTAGATCAGGCAAATGGTTTTGTGGCAGGTTTTGTAATTGCACGAGCCTTCCCGCAAACCTTCCTGTACGGTTTGCACCATAGAAGCGAAACATGCCACGCTCCCGATAATCCATGCATGCAGCGTTTTTCATCACCGTATACTTTTTCACCGATGATTTAGCAAGCTGCTGACGAAGCCGCAACACTTCCGCCAACTCTTTACCCACTGTTTTAAGTTCTTTAGCGACTTCTTTTTTACCAAGCGACTCCATTTCAAGCCCATGCTCTTTAAGCCAAGAGCGCATTTGTAACACTGAGTTCGGGTTTTCTAAACCTGTAATATGCTTAAGCTCACTCATGAGATGCGTTTTCACCTCTAAGTCGAGTTTTATGGCTGATTCAACGAAACGAGGATCTATTTCTATCCCACGGTCGTTGATCTCCTGGTCGAGATAAAACTCCTGCCATAAAAAGTCTGGTACGGGAAAGCGTGAGAGCTTTTCTTGAATACTCATTTCAACTTCCACATCACGCTTGTTATACGATTTAAACAGATCCCACTTTTCCTTATCGTGAAAATACTTGTTTCTTGTTCTTCCACCGTTTACTTTCGTAGGATTACACGGCAGGCAGAAATATTTAATAAGATTCTTACCCTCAGTGAGTTTCTGCTTATCAAGACCCAGTACTGTTCCCACGTTTTCAAGCGACATGGGAAGTCCTAGGGTGGCTGACCAGATCATTGTGCAATGCCAGGAGCTTGGGTTTAAAAACAAGCCTTCACTTTTCACTGTCTGACTAGGGTTAACATTGATGCCTTTATCTCGCAGGTAGCGTGATAAGCAGACTCTTTCAAACTGAGCGTTAAACGCCCACTTGGTCACTGTTTCATCTGTTAAAGCGGAAAGCACAACCTCTGGTATGGTTTCACCTTGTGCTAAGTCAACGACCTGAACTTCACTACCGTCCACACTGTAGCCAAAGAGCAGTATCTCAAAATCATCCGATTCTGCGTACTTGTAAACTCCACATTTTTTAAGGTCAACGGAGGAAAACGTTTCTAAATCTATACTCAAATTTTCCAAATTACCCACCTCCAAGTTAATAAAAGAGGTGACAGAAAACCTGCCACCTCCTTGACTTTCTTACTTTCTGTTCAGCATGTTTTTGACTTCGATATAAAGACTGACAAGTTTTCTTACCACGAAATCAAGAAGCAATACGCCAGCAAATATTCCAACAAACCAGCTAATCATCTTTACATGCTCCTTATGCTAGAAAGTCATCATCTTCTAAGGTCGTGAAATCATCGGTTGCGAGGCTACGTCCGCCGAGTGGTTCACCGTCTCGGATTTTTTGAATGTTGCCAAGACCGCAAGCGATACCCTTATTACCGTTAGAGTTAAACGCGTAGAAGTTGATGGAAACCCTCGCATAGCAGCCTGAATACACTTCGCTGCGGTCCATGATTGGTTTTACCTGCTTGTCTACAATCTGCGGAGGAGTAGTAGAGTTTGCGTTAATGAAGTAATGTCCTTTATACGCTTCATCATCACGCTCAATATCCCCGTCCCTCAGTGGGAGTTTAATTGCTTGCTTGTTTGGTTTCTTACCGCCGAACTTGCCAACACCTTCCTCAATCGCAGCATCAATAGCTTTCTCAATAGCATTTACTGTTTCAACATCATCTTTAGGGATAAGCAGTGAAACACTGTATTTTTCAGGGCCGCCGTTAATAGACTTTGGCTCCCAACCGTTGAAATAGGAAAGACGCGTGTTCTTACCGGTGATAACCTTTGTTCTACTAATATTTGTCATTTTAATTTACCTCCGTTATTTCATTGAATTCTTGATTTGCGTTTGAAACATTGACTTTTGCCCGCTTATCCGAGTCTGGTACGAGCGTAAGTTTTCCGGACGGTCTTATAATGAGGTCGCCCAGAATATCCTCAAATTTTTTCTTGCCCATCAGCTTTTGCATTTCCGTTAAACCGATAAGACTAGTTTTGAAAATGTCGGTAAAGCCATGAGCTTTAGCTTTCTCAATAACAGCTGTCTCGTCCTTAAACTTGCGAACAGAACGTCCTTCCACGAGTTTGAAACCATGCCACTCTTTCCCGTGGTTAATAGCGGAATCTGTGGCGTACGCTAAAACATCATCAGCCCACTTCGTTAACTGTGGGATAAGCGTGAGTACTTCTTCAATCTCACTATCCGTTAAAACAGATGGTGGTTTGAACTCAAGTTCTGCAAGCTTAAGGTTTTCTTCCGCACGTTTACGGCACGTGGCTTTTGCCCTGCAAAACCTGCACCAGTCACCGGCTTCAAATTCGCCTTCGCCTGTAATTGCAAGCTCTGCTTTTGGTTTAAGCACGCTTTCAGCCCAAGAGATAAGCTCTGCGACAGATAGCGTAAAAGTGGATACGTTGTCACGCCGTGGCTGAAAAATACTCATCTCAACGCTTTGTATCTCGTACAAGCTGTCGAAAAGCGTTAAAGCTCCAAGCGCGTAGCATTTCATCTGCGGATTCTCGTAAGCATCAACCAGCACGCCTTGACCGTACTTAAAGTCGATAACCTGCAGCGTTTTTTCGCCTACAATAATGCAGTCCGCTGTACCAAACCCGTCCGGCACGTAAGCTGAAAAATCAACCTTCTGCTCGATGAGAAGGATAGGATCTTGACAGTTAAGTTTTGCCTGTTCGTATTTTTCCATTACGAAATCCACGTAAGAATCCGAGCATTCCTGCATCTCGTTTGAGTCATACTCTGTTGACGGTTTTTCGCACGGACGGTTAAGAAGCTTATTCAGCTTGTACTCACACCACGCGTGTGCCGCCGTTCCTTCCTCAGCTGCCACAGAAGTAGTGTTTTCAAACTTTTCTTCTAAAACAGCACTCGGAGTACACTTAATCCACCTGTGAGCAGAAGATGGGGAAAGTAAAGCATGCTTAGTCACCTTTAATTCCCTCCGCTTCATGCAACAGGCTCGCATACTCGCTTTCAGGAATATCCGAGAGCTTTTGCGCACCGTGTTTTACGATGAGTTTCTTCACATCAGCAGTCTTTCCCATCTGGCTAAGTTTTGCTAAAACCGCTCGCACCTGCTCAAGACTTACCTTTTTAGTTTCAGGCACTTGTTTTGGTGACGTCTTATGTGTTGTTTCACCCGTGATCTCTTTTAGGTGACAAATCAGTGATTCAAGATCGCCAATTATCTTTTTTACCGTGTTTTCGTTCATTCTTATTCACCTTTCTTGTTTTGAACCACAACTTCATCGATCCTGTTACTTGGAATAAAGACCATAATGTCTTCTTTCTTTCCGAGAAAGAATCGGATGATTTTTTCTCTCAGCCCGATAGGTTTACAACTTGCAAGCCCATCTTCTTTAGGCTTTTTTGAAACACTTACGACAAGTTTTTGTTTCATGTGCCGCCTCCTTTCTAAAAGGACTTTGTGCCCTTCTATGGGGTAGCCTTGGGAAAGGTGATAATCTGACGGTTTTTCTAAAAAAAGTTTTCAAAAATAAAAAAAGCCCGAGGATTGCTCCAATGTAGGAACAAGCCTCGGGCTTTATAAGTGTTTCAAACTGTTTTACAAGAGTTCGTTTACTCGTTTTTGTACTGCATCATAATCATATCCTGCTTGAGTTAGACGATGTTTTCGCATGCTACCGTTACCCCAAGTGCCTCGGATTACTTCACGTGCAAGCTCATCAACCGACTTTCTATAGGCTTTAACACCAAGAAGCTCATTAACCTTATTTTGCACGCTCGCATAATCATATCCGGCAGAAATTAAACGGTTTTTACGATCATTTCCGTTACCCCAATCACCGTTAATAACTTCTCTTGCCACTTCATCAATACTTGATGTTTGAGGAGCAGTGTAAGAGCCACCGTTTTGATACCCGTTTAACCCAGCGTTTTTTATCACGCTTGGATAATCTACGTAAGCATAATCCATGTCAACTCTGCCGGCTATCCCGTTAACACTGCCACTTGACGAGTATTGCCAAAGACCATACGAGCCTTGATAGCTACAGTGCGTGTTCCACTGTGCGATCCACAAAGCGTAACGGTCTCTAACATGAGAAGACACAAGGTTATTAGCTACTGAAAGCGAAGTGTAAAAACCTGCATAATATCCGCAAGCTTCCAGCTTGTTACAAAAACTTGTAATCAAAGAATCACAAAAATCCCGTCCACGGTTAAGCTGGCTTTTTTCTTCTAAATCAAAGTAAATAGGATACTCAAAACTCTTACCTGAAAGTATATTCACGCAGCTTTGAGCTTCCTCAGACGCTTCGCCTGCAGAGCTTGCGTACGAATACCAGTAAGAGCCCACATCAAGACCTGCTGTTTTTGCTTTACGATAGTTTTCCTCAAACCACTTGTCTTTGTGTCCGATACCGTATCCTGCTCGAATGATCACAAACTCAACACCGGATGCTTTTACCGAGTTGAAATCAATGTCACCCTGCCAGACTGATACGTCTATTCCTTTTTTACTCATGAGTATTGTCCTTTCTGTCTTTGTCGTGTAATTGTTCTAAAACGTTTTTTAATTTCTCAGGCACGGGAAGCCCCAGGTGAGCCGCGTTTTCGATAAGTGAAAGTCCTTCGTTAGATAGGTAGAAGAAAATTACCGCGGTTCTAATCACGCTTCCTTGCTTAATAACCTGAAAATCTATAATGTTTGCTATGCCAACAAGCATAAAAATGAGCACCTTTCTAAAGATGCCCTTAAAACCCACGCTGCTTGAAAGCTTTTTATCAATCGCCGCACACATCACGCCTGTGATGTAATCAGTTACCACAAATAAAAGAAGTGCGAGGATCAAACCATCGCACCCACCTAAAAAGTATCCCAGCCAGCCGCCTACTACTGTGAAAGCCAACTGTAGTGTATTCCAAAATTCTTTCATTCTACCGCCTCCTTAATAAGATCAGTTACATCTTCTACCTGCATAAATGTAATAATTACCGGTATTTCGTTTGAAGGTTTATCCCCATAACAGTAAATCCGCCAATCACTGCCGATTGCTATCGTTAATTTGAGAATCCCGTTAATATCTCCCACACCATAAAACCTCGTATACGGTAGGCTTTCATAGTCGATTTTTATATAAGCTGCTGTTTTCTGTTCCTGCGCATTGTTGGAGTTGTAATATTTTTCGTTAAAAAAGCCATACACGTAACCATCCTGTATTCTTTGCCAAGAATCAGGTGTAATAACCCATTTGAACTGCTTGGGGAGCTTAGGCATTTCCTGATGTATCAACAGCTTTGTTACGAAATCCACGTATTCACGGTTAACGATTTCTTTTCCTCTGGTGTCCGGTATATAGTTTGGTGTTTTAACGGTCGGTTTTCCCGTAAAAGCAGGACTGTCCAGTGTGGCAAATTTTCCTTTCAATTTTTCTATCAGCCTAAGTAAACCTTCTTTGCCTAAAAACCTGTCTGCCATAAGCTTCACCTACACAAACAGTGCATCGATTTCTTCATTGCTGATACTTTTAACATCTTCTTTTTTCACATAGTCGCTTAAATCAACTGATGTTGTACCGATTTTTTCAAACCTGTCGTTTACATAAATGTACTCATCATACGCATCGTTTTCGCCCTTGTTATCGCTTATAAGATAGATTGTTGCCTTATCACCTGTCTGAGGCAGGCTATCAACCACCTTAAAATCAATTGATTGAATGTTGCCGACAAGATGCTTTACCTCTTCAGTAAGGTCTGTCTTTTTCACATAATTCGCTGAGTCTTCCAGCTGTTCTACTTTTGTCGGTAATGCGCTAGTTTTCGCATACGCGTCAATACCTTGAAGGCTTTCTACGTTTGTCACGATGTCGGTTTTCTTCGCGTATTCTGACGCATCCAGCAGGTTTTCCACCTTGGTTGGCACTGAAGATACTTGTGCATAGTTTGCCGCATCACTTAAATCCGCAACTTTCTTCGGCACTGTTTCCAAGGCTTTTGTCAGCTCTTCTTTTTTCACAAAGCTTTCCTTGATTTTCTTCCAAACGTATAAAAGTCCGTTGTTGTCTAAAAATTTAGTTTGCATAATAATTTCCTTCCTTATTTAAGTAGTTCTTCGAGTTCAATATTGCTGATAGAGCAAAGTCCCAGCTCTAAAAGCGTTTTATTGCCTATAAGCTTTACTTGGTTAATTTTCGGCAGGTTAGTAAGCCTGTTGTAATCTGTTGTTTCTTCGCCTGTTACTTTTATGATGCTTTCAAAAGATGCGCTCATATCTGTATTGTGTTTAAAACTTGCCTGTAGTTCTGCCATTAAATCTCACCGTCCTTTACTATTTCTTCAGCTGTTGTTCGTATCAGATTTGAAGCGATAGCCGTGTTGTCGGGAAACTTGGCTCTGATTTGAATCGTGACAATACCGTCTTGAAACAAAAGTGTTTCTTTCTGCGTGAGATTTACTGTTACAAGCGTCTTTTTAACACTCACATCCTCTAAGCTTTTTTCTAAAACAACTTTTCCGTTTTGCTTATAGCTAACAAAAAGGACAGATGCGTTTTCTAAATCCACATCTGTCCTGAACACGTTTGTAGGTGTTGTTCCTCTATACATAAGGCTTTCCTCCTTATGGTTTTTCTTCTTTTTCTGCTTTAAGTTTTAGGATTTCCTCGTTTAGTTTTTCTAACTGTTCTTCGTAATACTTTGTGTTTTCCTCACTAAAAGCAACATGTTCCATCGTGTTTTCAGCTATCAGAGCTGAGCGTATGTCAGCTAAAATTGATGCGATTATGCCTTCAACCATATAAGTCGGGATAGGGATAGTTTTTTGCAAAGACACTATCTCATCGCTTAACTTCGCTCTAAACTTTTGTGTAGCTATCGCATAGTTAATGGTCGGCTTTTCCATCTTCCACCTCCTTTTCTTCGATTAGAATATCCAGTTTGCGATTGATATCTTCTATCATCTTTGCGTACTTACTGTTGCTGATAAACTGCTCTAGTTCCATACTCTCATCAACAGTTTTAGCAACTTTTATGTCACTGTTTTTAGTACCTTCGTTTATCACAACCTCGTTTGTGTTAATAATAAGTTCTGCCATATTCATCTCCTTAGTTGTAGAAAGTCAAGTCCATGAGGATACCGTTTTTAAATACCATGCGCCCGTTTTCACCCCATCTTCTTACTTTGCCGTACTCATCCACATCAAGCACCTGGACATAATGAATGGTTGCCGTAGTTCCAAAGCCTCCTTCCCACTGCGGGTTTATAACCTTGAAACCGTGGGCATAAAAGTTGCAGCCTAAATGCAAGCCATACTCGTCATATATACTGCCTGAGCGTGAAAAACAAAGCATCGTATTATACGAATTAGAATAGGATGATTCTTTTTGCGCGAAAGCCATATACTTTCCTTCAGGAGAGAGGTCAAACACAAGCCCTTTATGAGAGTCGTCTTTATTCCACTGATTCGTTCCGATTTTTCCCACATAGTAGCCATCACGATAAAAATGGTTACCGTTTTGATCAAATACGGCACGCCTACTACCAGAATCAATCGACCCGTTGTAAAGACCTATTTGCCCTGCAGTGATTTGAACATAGTTGCTTGACTCGTTAAATCCAATCAGAAAACTGTTGTAGTTTTGCCGCATAAACGAACCGAACTCACCCTTTTTCACCATGGAAGTAATCGAGTCTTCAACAATAGACACCTTGGATATAGCTCTGTCAGCTGTTTCTTTAGCCGCCTGAATGTCTTTATCACTAACTCTAACCCAGTCAAACTCCAGGTAGCTGTCAAGACTCTCATTTGACGTATACCGCCAGAGTTTTCTCGTATTATCCTGATACGGATCATGCTCTGACTCAGGATAGTTGCTGCCTGACAGTTCTATTATGTTTCCGGCATCATTAGGTAAAACCGCTAAACTATCTTCAACTTCTTTCCTTGAACCACTTTTTCTTATCGCATCAATCTTAAAACCGTAATAATCATGGCTTGAGCCATCGCTTCTAAAATAAAGCCAGAACGTATTGTTTGGCACAAAGATTCTTTTATCTGCTATGTCCGCACCGCCAAGTTTCGGTAAAACGTGAATCTTACCCTCAGACTCATAGAAAACTTCCACCCAATCATAGTTTGCACTTTCCGTACGGCAATTACTGTTAAACTTAATCTCTAAGCAGTCTCTTTTAACCCGATACCTGTAGGCGTAGCCTGTTTGAGTGTCGAAGAAAAAATCTCCCACGTGGTTTAACTTCTCACTTCTGCTTGTCCAAGAGTTAGCCGGAGCATTAGAAGAGTAGGGAGTATACGTGCCGTAATAGTTACCGTTTTTCTGCTCCAGTTTTTGATTAACTGTTTCAACACTTGATTCAATCTTTCGATCAGTTACAGAAAACTTGGTGTTAACCTCGTTTATCGTATAGTAGCTTTTAAGCTTCTCATCACTATCAGAAATAGCTTCCTGTTTTGCGTTACTAATCTGCTTTTCCACCTGAGAAGTGTAAGAAACTGAAAGTTTCTCAGCATCAATCGAATGCCCGATTATTCTATCTCCGTAAACACGCCCGTCTAAAGTAATCGCCGTATTGTAAGGGCCTGCAAAACCGTTATGGCTTCCGCCGATCCCGTTCATATTAACCTGTAATACTTTTGTAGCAGTATTCTTATCAGGCGTATCCATGTAAAGGTCTCTTAGCCACCTGCCTGAATCATCATATTCTGTTACCTTGTAGCCGCCTGATGTGATGTTCATCTGTGCTTTAATATTGTTGATTTCACTTTGCACGCGCTCGTTGTCTATTTTTCTTGTTGCAAGATTTTCTTCACGCAGGCTTTGCACACTATCATGCGAGCTTTGCACGTAGCTTCGTCTGGTTTGACTGCCCAGGACGATTTTCATCTCACCGGGTTTTTGCAATGGAATAGACTGTCTCATCACGGGAAATACCCGGTCCATGCCAAAAGGCGAGGCTATGCACCTAACTCTGTCTCCACACTCAATAGTTTCAAAATCAAGGTCAAACTCGGATAAGTCAACCGCGCTTAAGTTAAGCTCTGTCTGTTCGAACTGATTATCTTTAAGCCAAAGAGAGGCTTTACGTAACAGGTTTTCAGGAACAGCAACATCATCCCATCTAACGACTTTACAAACCCAACCAAACGCGCTCTTTGCCTGAGCGGAAACAAGATAATTTTTCCCATTATTAACGCTTGTAATATCCGTGTATTTTTTAAGAACCTCGTTTTTGCTGTTTTCACTTTCCAGTTCTTTACCTAAAGGGATAAGTGCTGTAGTAACATCTTCTGCCGATAAGTTTTCAGTATAATCAAGCAGGTTCAAACCGAACTCAACCGGTTGCTTCGCCATTTTACCCATTTCTTCCAAGCGAAGATAATCAAGGTACAGCCCGTCTTTTTCTCGTCTTAGCTTTAAGTATCCGCCCAGCTTATCTACCATTTTTCCCATAATTGCTTCAAGCGTGGTTTCAAAATTAGTGAACCTGTACAGGGAATTATTGGGATCTGTCACGCTGACTTTTCCGATATGAATCTTCTTCCTATCATCCACCTGCTCGTTATGAATGTTTAGGAATTTTTCCAACAGTTGGTAAGGTGTGTGATCATGATATTCTTTCTGCGGCTGAATACTGTCTGCCAGATACGTTAAAAGACCTGCGCATACTACTTTCTTGTTTTGGTTTAAGTCTTTCTCCTGTTCTCTTACCTCTCCGGTAAAAATTTCTTTCTCACCGCGATACACGCTCACCACTGATTTTCTGTTCAAAAACTTCTCATAGCAGGGATTTTCTTTCGGACACGTAAACACCAGCGTGCCTGCAGTGTTAAGCTCCACGTTAAGCGTCGCGTCAAGAAGAACATTCTTAGTGTCGCCCGGATAATACAAGGCTGTTTCATCAAGAGTTATTCTGTACAATTTATAACCACCCCCTTAGGTAGGAAATATCAAGTGTGCCTGTGCCTTGAAACGTAAGCGTCATATTATTTTCGCGTGTTCTAAGTTCAGGAAAACGAGATACGCCTTGTTTTAGACTGTAGGTTTTTCCTTTAAAATCAACGCTTATTGTGTTTAGTGTTTTATTAGTAAATTCAGGTATAAGCGTCATATCAAAATCACGGGTAAGCCTGATTTCTTTCCCGTCTTTAACCTGCACGTTTTTTAACGTGTACACGCCACCTGTTTCCATGTCTAAAACACTGTGCTTATAAGGGTTTAGCCTGTAGTTAAGCGTAATCGTTTCATAGTTTTTATCTGATTTAAAATCACTTACCCACACTCGACCCTGATAGTAAAAGGAAGATTCACTGTCCAATACAAGTGTTGTTTTAAGCCCGTGAACATCACGTTTAAGCCTCTCGTAAGCTTTCTGCCACACGACTTTATCTGCGACAATGAACTCAAAACTTCCTTCACGCATCTCGTATAAAACTTCACCTGCTAAACTTTCTGTAAGATCAAAACTTCCCAATCTTCCGGGTACTTCCAGATAGCTAAACCTTGGGGATGGTAGATTAACATGTGGCTTAAGTGTTGGAACTAAGCCTAAATCCTTAAAACTATGCAACCCGTTTATTGTCATGCCATACACTTTTACCACCCCCTTGTTTTTCTTGTTTGAAGCTTGAAAAGCTCACTATCCATCTTGTGTGCAATACCTCCCACAAGCTCGCCTGAATCAAGCACAATACTCTGGTTGGAAAACTGTGGGAAATACGAGTCCATAATCGCTAGAATCTGGTTCATAACACTAAGCATTTGCGTGTTTGCTCCCGCACTCATATTCTGCAAAGTATCAAGCCCCATAATCACCTCAGGGCCTTTTTCGCCACCGCCAAGCAAATGCCCGTTTTTCTCACCGAAGATAGTAGCCCCGTTTAACAGCATCGGCTTATCCATTGCCTTCTTATACCAGTCGATAGCAAGATACGGTACAGACGGTGGTGCGAGTGAGAAGTGTCCTTTAATACTAAAATGAGGCAGTTTAATATGAGGAAGACTAAGTCTAATACCTGCAAAAAAGCCTGTTATAGCGTCAACTACTGCTTTAACCTTGTTTTTCGCCGCTTCAATCGGAGTGATGATAGCGTTTTTAATACCGTTCCAAATTGATACGGCCGTGTTTTTAATACCGTTAAAAACGTTGCCTACAACGCCTGCTACCGCGTTAAACACTGTAGAAACCGTATTTTTAACCGTGTTCACCACGTTTGTTATAACACTGCAAATTCCATTCCATATCGTTTCAGCCACCGATTTTATACTGTTAAAAACAGAGGTTACAACACTTAAAATCGCATTGAACACGCTCGTAAACACGCTGCTTATAGTGTTTAGCACGCTTGTTATAAACGACATAATCGTGTTCATAACACTTGTTATTACACTGTTTATGGCTTCAAGCACGCTACTTACCGTGGTTTTAATCGCATCCCATGCGCCTATAATCACGTCTTTACAGTTTTCCCAGATAAACCTAAACGGTAGTGTGATAAGCGAAAAATAGCCTTTGATAAGCTCTACGATAAACATGAGAGCTACCGTGAGCACGTTTTTAATCGTATCCCACACGCCGGTAAAAACCTGAACTAAGCCTTGCCACACGTTTTGGAAAAACTCCGAGATGTTTTGCCAAATACTGCTCACGCTCTGGCAAACACCCTGCCACAGGTTTTTAAACCATTCGCTTATAGCACCCCAGTTTTTAATAATCGCAATAATCGCCACAACCGCGGCAATAATCGCTGCAATAATACCGATAATAGGAAGAAGTGAAACGTTTAACGCACCAAACCCTACAGCCGCCGTTCCTGCTGCTGTCCCTGCCGCCGCTGTTCCTGCCGCACTTGCTCCTCCTGCCACACCTACCGCAGTAGTGGCTGTGGCTGTGCCTCCAAGAAGTCCGATTAACCCTCCCAGAGCAGAAGTTATTGTTCCAACAGCACTAATAATTTTCCCGATCACAATGAGCACAGGACCGACTGTTGCAGCAATAAGCGTGATTTTTACTATCGCATCCTTCATTCCCGGAGACAGCCCGTTCCAGGCTTCGCTTAAAGATTTCATACAGGAAGCGAACTTTTCAAGCATAGGCTGTAAAACCGTTGCAAGAGAACTGCCAAGATCTGCTCCCACGATTTTCAGACTATTCATTGAAGTCTTAAACTTATCTATCGGATCAAGCGTTTCGTTAAACGTTTTCTCCACGCTACCGGCATTATCTTTAAGGGAAGTACCAAGCTCAGCAAAAGACAGCGAACCGTTTTTACACGCCTGATAAATAGCCGCGCCTGCACGCTTACCAAACAGCTCATAAGCTACTTTTAAACCTTCAGTGTCGCTTTTCGCATTCACCATACTGTTTTGAATATCTTCTAAAGCCTGTTTCATAGGCGTGCCTTTAGCAGTAGCAGCAGCCAATGCTTTAGTAAGAGCAGTCATAACCTGTGACGTGTCAGCACCCGACATTTCAACATTACCTAAGAAATTAGCAGCATCCGATGCATTAAACCCGAGCTGCTGTAAGGAGGCACTGTTAGTAACCATGGTTTTAGCAAGCGTATCCATGCTGACACCGGTACGCTGACCGACTGCGTTCATCGTATCAAGTAAAGCCCCGGCATCCTGTGCTTTAAGCCCAAAAGCAGCCACAACTTTCTGCGTGTTATCAACAGCCGTAGAAACATCCATGTTGTTAATTTGAGCAAATTTAATAAACCTGCCTGACAGGTCTTCAAGGCTTTTACCTGTTAAACCGAATCTTGTGTTCACCTCGCCGATAGCAGCACCTGCGGTTTGAAAATCAGTAGGAATACTGGTAGCAAGATTTTTCATACTATCTTGCATACCCTCAAGTGCTTTTCCTGTTGCGCCTGTTTTAGTAACAATTGTGTCCATACCGGCATCAACTTCGTTAAACGCGGCTAACGATGCGGCTCCAAGCCCCACAATTGGTGCGGTAACATGCGTGGATAAGCTTGTGCCGACTTGGGCTGTTTTCTCACCGACACTTTTAATTTTATCCCCGGTTTCTTTCATAGAAACTGCTAACGCTGATGGGACTTTCTTGGCCTGCTGTTCTAAATTTTTAAGATTCTGCTCGGTTTCAATAATCTCACGCTGCAGTGCATCATACTTGTCTTTACCGAGATCCCCGTTTTCAAGCTGTACTTTAGCCTGCTTATCCGCCTGTTTTAAAGCGTTAAGTTTCTCGGAAGTGTTTGCTATTTCCTGCTGCAACAACTGCTGTTTTTGTGCTAAAAGTTTAGCGTTGGACGGATCGAGTTTTAACAGCCTGTTTACGTCACGAAGCTGAGCTTGCGTGGATCTGATAGTCGTATTCACGTCTTTTAACGCCTTATCCAAGCCTGTCGTATCTCCACCGATTTCAACGGTAATACCTTTAATCCTGTTTGCCATAACTTCACCTCCTTTTACTCTTAATTTAGGAATAAAAAAAAATCAGATATTTTAACGCCTTGCATAAGAATGCTTGGTTCTCGTCTAGAACCTGTCGAATTCTGCCTGGCTTGCGAGCTTGTCGTATTTCACGTTATCGTTTGCTTTCTCCGTCCACATGTCTAAAATCATGCCGATAGTTAAAAGATCCAGTTCACAAATACTTATCCCAATCTCTGTGCATCTAAGAAGAAATAACGCGGTCGTCATTTCTCTTGTAGTTGACGTAACTTTTTTTTAGATTGAACCTGTGTTTGTAAATTAGCACCCCAAAGCTCCAAAATTTCAGGCAGCACCTCGTAGATAGAAAACATTTCAAACTCATCGAGCCATTTTTCAATCGTTTCAGGAATCGTGTTATCCGCATGGTAGGCCATGATGTAGGCTACGTTTTCAAAAATCTCCAGATCATCAATCTCAAACCCGGTGCTTTTACTCTTATACGATTTTTCGAGTTTAGAAAGATCCTGAAAAATATCACGCTTGAATTTGATGCGATACAGTCTTGGAATAGTGGCAGAGGAGCGAAACTTCACGTCTTTGCCACCGATTTTTACTGTTTTTTCAATCATGTTCACCACTCCTTTTACTTAGGTTTAACCTCTGTCGTGTTTTGAGGAACGTACACGCTCTTATACCAGTTAGCGTAAGTTTCATCAGATGTCGTATCTCCGCTACGGGATTTCACAAGCCCATCTTCTCTAGGATCAGCCGTGAGCGAGAGTGTTTCAGTACCTGGTTCTATCGTGTCTTCCTTGGTTTCCGAAGCGATAGAAGGTCTGGAAGCCGAGCAGTTATAAAGCACGTGGCGGATTGCTTTAACATCACCGTCAAACTCAAAAAGGAGTGCGAACTTTTCTGCTTCACCGGTAGTTGCTTTTTCTACCAGCACACCGTTTTTATCAAGTTTTTCTTTTAATATTTCTGTTCTAAACCATTCAGGTATAAGAGCCATTTCCAAGTCGCCACTGTAACCGTTGTTCGCAGTCGACCTGAAGTAGACAATCCCGTCAGCGTAAAACGGTGAGGATTCACCTTCCGCATCAAGGCTTATGCTCACAGCTCCCGGAATAGGTTTAGGCGCATCATAGTTAAAACTTCCGCCTGCGTCTTTTTTAAGTTTTGCCGCGTACACGTTTTTAAGATTGTATTTAACCTTGTTTCCCATTTTCTGTTACCTCCATTTCAAAAATGTAGAGTGTTTCATAAAGCTTTTCCGACTCTATGAACGTCTCTGTTTTGTTATAAAAAATGCCGTGTCTATCAAGCACGGCTTCAACTTTTTCTTCCAGCACGGGGTTCTTATAATCTGTGTATAGTTCAATATGAACTTCGTTTGCTTTAAAATACGCTTTCCCGTCTGCCGCGAAATTACTGCTTACAGGCGTAAGAAACACAAGAAACGGTGGGGAAGGTGATTCTCCTTCAGCAAAATGATGGTAAGCAAAAGGAAAACCTATCTCTTGCATAATGTTTAAAAGTTTAGTCATGTTCTATCGCCTCCCTTATTTTTTCTTCGAAACTTTTAACCGCTTTTTCTTCCGCAAGCTTAATGTGTGCTCTTGCTTCCACACGTCCTCCGCCTCGTTTAGCGTGACCGTACTCTAACAAGTGTGTAAGCTGATACTTGTTTTTTGAGTGAACTACCAGTGTGAGAGCGTTTTCTGATTCTTTAACAGTTTTAACCGCCCAACTTTTCGCATACTTACCCGTGTGTTTCGGAGCAGTGTTTTCTATATCTTCTTTAACGGTTTTACTCACATTTTTAACTGCTTCTTTTACTTTCTCACTCGTAGTATCCGCGTAAGTTTTAAGCTCTTTTATTATCCTGTTTGAAAGATTATCTACTCCTGTTTTGCTCACTTTTTACACCTCTTACAGTGAAGTTTCAGGCTTTTCTTCTTATAATTCATGTGGTCAACACCTAAAATCTCGTAAACCGTATCACGGAAAATAATCCTGTAACCAAGCGATGAGACTACGGCTGTTTCTTTCGAATAGCGGATAGTAAAATCTATTTTTGACTCATCCCATACGTTTCCTGCCGAAGTCTCTTCTATGGGACTTTCAGCACTCACCGTAGCGTAACACTCGTAATATTTACTCCACTTAATCTTATGATTACCAACCTCATCAATTTCAACACTGTTTTTAAGCAGCACAATACGCTCGTTTAATAAACCTATTCTCATTTAAAACCCCGTTTTTCTAACAGTAAAAAGCATCGAACGTAAAGTGAGCATAAGCGCGTGGTGGTCTGCTTCTTCCCGATGCTCATACAAGTAGCCTGTAGCGTATAAGACTGCGAGCCGATACTCGTCAAAGTTTTCACTAATCAAACTAGTATCGTTTTTACGAGCTACTCCCTGGCAGAGTTTTTCAGCAGAACGAATAAGGGTGTTGATAAGCTCATCATCTTCTCGACTATCCACCCTAAGATAGTTTTTTGCTTCCTCAACTGTAACTATCATCAACACCCCTCCTTAACTTTTAGTCGTCTTTTAAGCTGCTACGCTTGTTTTAACAGGCAGAATCTGCACTGCTTCTTTAAGCACGAGTTTGCCGTCTACACGCTCTTTAGCGACGAAACCTATCATGCCGTTTCCAGCGAAAAGCTCGGTAAGCTCTTTAAACGAGCGTGAACCACGGTCGCCAATGTTGTAGTACGAGTAGTCACCAAAAGCCACCATGTTTTCAGGCGCGTAAGCAGACGTGTAAACCGGGTATCCGAGAATCCTGTTCGGCTCATCATCCTGGTATGAAGGCTGCCAAACATACGCGCCATTATTGTCTTTAAGTTTTCGTATGCTCGCGACCGTTTTATCGTTCATAATAAAACTCGCGTTTTTACGGTATGGTCGTTTCAAAGCGTGAACAAGATCAATCAGATCATCAGTTTTAATACCGGTAGTTTCTTTAAGGAACGTACCACCGTCTTTCTTGTTGAAAATACCAGTCGGTTTTCCCACGCCATCCCCGTTAAGAAAAGCGTCTTCCTCAGCGTTAGCCAACGCCATGCCGAAGGATGTGAGAAGATGATTCTCGAGGTTAAACGCATTATCATACAAGAGTTCTTCAGTAACTTTTACCGCAACGTGAAGCTTATGAGCGTCAAGCAGGATTTGAGCAAACTTGGAATCTCCAAAGTTAAGGCTTGCGCCTTCTTCAATCCAAGCCGCCGCAGGATCACTCATCGCAACATTAATCTTATGCTCGCCACTAGTAGTAATCGTGGTAGCAAGAGAGCGAATAATGTTTTCTTCTTTCAACGTTTCAATCAGACGATTATCGTATTCTTCCGGCACAAGATACCCGCCGTCAGCGTCCACACCTTCCTGCAACACGTTATCGACTCGTTTAAAATTACTTCTAAGAGCTGTAAGCATTGCCTGCTTATACTCGTCACGCGCACGCCCTTGTTTTTCAAGGTTCACACCGGTTTTCATAGGTTTTGCAACAATCGCCTCAGATGTTGGTTTTGAAAGCTCCTTATCCATCACTTCCATCTGCTCCAAACGATCAATTTCCATACTGTAAGCTTTCACTTTCGCTTCCATCTCATCATAAGTTTTCGCGTCTTCTTCTGAAATAAGCCCGTCCTTGTCACGTTTAGACTCAAGGAAAGCTTTCGCACCCTGCCAAGCCTTATTACGTTTCTCAACCATGTTTGAAATAGTGTTCATCATGTTTACCTCCAATTTTTGATTAAAAAAAGACGATCCATAAGATCGTCTGCACTAATATTGTTTGTTTCCTTACCGCTTATCCGGCAGGCTTTACATATTTTTTCCAATAACGTGTTTTGCACGCTTAATTTCGAATACAATGTTGAAACCTGTGGTATGCCAATATCAGCGGTTTCACCTCTAGTTAAAACACCGTCCGCGAACCCGAGTTCTACCGCCTTGTTAGCATCCATCCACGTTTCCGAATCCATTAAATGCGACAGTTTCACACGGTTAAGCCCTGTTTTAATCTCGTAAGCGTTAATAATGGACTCTTTGACCTCATCAAGCATTGATATTGCTTTTTCCATTTCGCTTCTGTTTCCAAAAGCAACCGTCATAGGATTATGAATCATAAGCATTGACACCGGGCTCATATAAACCTTTGTGCCAGCCATCGCAATCACTGATGCAGCCGAAGCTGCAATCCCATCAATCTTTACCGTCACACAACCCTTGTAATCCATGAGCATGTTATAGATTTGTGCCGCAGCCACACAATCGCCGCCGGGAGAGTTAATCCACACGGTAATATTCCCACTACCAGCGTTTAACTCGTCTTTAAAAAGTTGTGGGGTTACATCATCATCAAACCATGATTCTTCAGCAATCGTACCGTTAAGAAACAGCGTTCTCTCAAAAATCTCATTATTCTCATTAGTCTCATTGTTTTCCTTTTGGTTTTTCCACTGCCAAAACTTCCTCATTACCTTTTTCCTCCTTTCCGCTACTGTTTGCGAACGCTCCTGCACGGTTAAGCGGGAGCATGTTGCCGTTAATCAAATACAAGTCACCACCCTCACAGGCTGGAATCTTATCCAAGTTTTCTAACTGTCTAATATCGTTTGCGCTCATCCAACCGTTTTGACGAGCGGTAGCATAACCATTCATACGACTCTGATAGTCTCCTCGAAGAAGACCATCCACGTTAAACTTCACATAATAAGTTTCTTTCTCCTTATCAGTAAAAAGCCGTCTCGTAATAGACTGTTCAAACCGTGCCACCCAAGGATCAAGCGTGTATTTCACAAACTCCAGCGACTGCTGTTCAATATTAGAAAAACTCGACTTTTCTAAATCACCAACCATGTGTGGTGGGACTCTGAAAATACGAGCGATCTCGTTAATCTGAAACTTACGAGTTTCAAGAAACTGTGCTTCGTTAGGCGAAATAGAAATAGGCGTATACTTCATGCCTTCCTCTAAAATCGCTATCTTATGCGAGTTAGAACCCGAGAACCCCTTATTCCAACTATCCCTCATACCAGACGGATCTTTTACTGTTCCGGGGTATTCCAAGATTCCGCTTGGTGTAGCACCGTTAGCGAAAAACGATGCACCATACTCTTCCGTAGCTATCGCCATACCGATAGCGTTTTTTGCCATCGCAATAGGCGAATAGCCAACAAGACCGTCAAAACCAAGACCGGGAATATGAAGCACGTCAAAAGGTTTAAGTTTCACACTCGTTTCTTTACCCGCTAAAACATCACTATCATTTAACGTATACTCGTAAAAAATTTGGCCACTCTCATCCCGGTCAACTCTCATACGATCAGGCATTAAAGGGTATAAGCCTAGAACCTCGCCTTTACCGTTTCGAATAATCTGAGCGTAAGCATTACCCCATAACAGTAGATGCGTCATCAATGTTTCTCTAAACACGAAGCTTGTCATTTCAAGATTCGGCTCATCATGAAGCACCTTATACAAAGGATGTTTAACAGCTTTAGCCGTACCTGTACTCGTTCGCTCATACACGTGAAGCGGCAGACTCGCCACCGCCTCAGACAAAATACGCACACACGAGTAAACCGCCGTCATCTGCATCGCCGAACGCTCATTCACCCTTTTACCGGACGAGGACGCGCCCATTAAGAAACGATAACCGCCGCCTAACATCCTGTTTTCAGGCTTATCCCTGCTCTTAAAAATCTTACTAAAAATACTCACGACCCACCTCCTTACATGAATAGGATTCCTCGAGCGTCATACACGCTTTGAGTGTTCGCGTTACCGCATCTGATAGCACGGTCAAGCGCCATAATGGTGGCGATAGCACCGTCGATTTTCTCGGTTGATTTTTCCTTATCTGCCTTAATGTTTCCGGCAGGATCTGTGCGAATGAAAATGTTATCCATGTTCCATCGAAGCACCGGATGCCCTGCGTGTGCGATTTTCTGCTCGAGTGTAAGCTTCATAAGCTCCTTTGTAGGCGGACTCATATCCTTGAATCCCTGTCCGAACGGGACCACGGTAAACCCCATGTTTTCAAGGTTTTGCACCATTTGCACCGCGCCCCAACGGTCGAAAACAATCTCACGAATATTGAAACGTTCACCTAAAGTTTCGATGAATTTTTCAATAAACCCATAGTGAACAACGTTTCCTTCCGTAGTCTTAATAAACCCTTGTTTTTCCCACACATCATACGGCACGTGATCTCGTTTCACACGCAAACTCAAGGTTTCTTCAGGCACCCAAAAATAAGGTAGGATACGAAACTTATCCGACTCATCTAAAGGCGGAAACACAAGCGAAAAAGCCGTAAGATCAGTGGTACTTGAAAGGTCAAGACCCCCATAGCAGACCCTGCCCTCGAGTTCTTCCTCATTCACCTGAAAACCGCAAGCATCCCACTTTTCCATCGGCATCCAACGAATAGACTGTTTCACCCACTGGTTAAGACGAAGCTGACGGAAAGCATTCTCTTCACCAGGATTTTGCCGAGCGGACTCGAAAGCAGCCTTAACTTTCTCCATTTGAACCGTCACCCCAAGAGAAGGATTAGCTTTCTTCCACACCTTAGGATCCGTCCAATCATCCGAATCTTTTGCACCATAAATCACTGGGTAAAAAGTTGGATCAATTTTCCTACCCTCGAGAATATCCACTGCTTTCTGATGCGTCTCATAGCAGATAGAATGCGTATCCGTACCAGCCGTGGTAATCAGAAAATACAGTGGCTGCATGCGAGCATCCCCGGAGCCTTTAGTCATCACGTCAAAAAGTTTACGGTTTGGCTGCGTGTGAAGCTCATCAAACACGACACCGTGAATGTTAAAACCGTGTTTAGAGTAAGCTTCAGCCGACAACACCTGGTAGAAACTGTTAGTTGGTAGGAAAATAATACGTTTTTGCGAAGCTAAAATTTTAACCCTACGATTAAGAGCCGGACACATTCTAACCATGTCCGCCGCCACATCAAACACGATCGTTGCCTGCTGACGATCCGCCGCACAACCATAAACTTCCGCACGCTCCTCATTATCCCCACAGCATAAAAGCAGTGCCACTGCAGCAGCAAGCTCACTTTTACCCATCTTCTTAGGTATCTCAATATAAGCAGTATTAAACTGACGGTAACCATTCGGTTTCACCACGCCAAACAAGTCCCTAATAATCTGCTCCTGCCAGTCAAGGAGCTTAAAAGGCTTACCAGCCCACGTTCCCTTCGTGTGTGTTAAACATTCAATAAAACTTACAGCATAATCCGCTAAATCCTTACTATACGTTGAATCTTCTTTTTTAAACTTAGTAACCTCGTATGCTTGCAACTTAAGCTCCTCCTTTCTTTAGGCATAAAAAAAGACGCTTTCAGCGCCCACATCATTTCTTATCTTTCCTACGAGAAACAGGGCCTAAAAGCCCTGCTACTTTTAATAAAACTTCAGTTTCTAGTTTCTAGCGTCAAGGATCATTTCTAAAGCCTCATTTGCAAGCTTGCCTGTTGGCATAATATCCCAGCCTCTATCATAGTTTGCGATAACCTTGTTATTGTTTTTCAAAGTAAGCTTGGAAATTCGACCCTGGTTAATCCCATATTCGCTTGGCTCTTCAAAAACCTTCATACTGTAGCTTACAACCTGATCTTCAACTTTAAGCGTATCTTGTTCCCACATGGTTTTGCTCCTTTTTCTGTGCTTTTTGTTAGTACTATATATCACTCTAAAAGCACCTAATAGCAAGTCATAAATGAGAAAAAATCGCAGGTAATTCCACGATTTTTCTTTAGGTTTAACCAATTTTTCTTTTTAATTTCTTGCCTGTTTAATCGCTTGGTAGGCTTTTTGAATATCCTTGTCCAAGGTTTCAGCATCCGCAAACAGTTCAAACTCCGTATCGTTTAGTTTTCCTTCGCTTACCTTCCAAAGCTCCTCGTGAGCTTGCATGGCGCAGGTTTTTGCTGTTTGCGCAATGTCGAGCATGCTGATAGCCGAACTAATTTTCCCTTCTTCAGCTTTTTTGATTGCGTTTAGCGTGTAGCGTCTGCAGGCTTTAACTTCGCTTGCAAGTCTTTGTAAGGTTTCTTTTTTCATGGTTTTTCTCCTTTGCTTCTTTGCTTTTGCTGATACTATATATCACTCTAAAAGCACATATTATCAAGCAATAAACGGGATAAAACCGCTGATATTCCCACTAATTATTGTTCTTAAAAGTCGCTAATTTTTCGGCACTTATCCACGCCATAAACAACACTTAGCCCGCTTCCTGTTTCCCAAGAAACCATGATTGAACCCATATCATCAACACCTCGTACTCTGCCTTTAGTGCCGATAGGAGGTGCCTGAACATCATCCATTAAGATAAGCTCTACCACACAACCTTTAGGATAAGTTTTTCTCAGTTTTTCAACCTGTTCTCTACTTAATGCTCCCATCATTCACCTCTTTCGTTTCTAAAAGCACACGAGCCTTCTAAACGGGAAAGCAAAATCTTTCTATCCTTTTTAAACTCGTCTCCTATAAACCCGAGTCTAAGAAGAAAACATCTGAAAGCATACTTATCGTTAACCGGCTTATGCTTAGTTTCATTCACATGTTTTACTTCCAAGCTCATTTTGCAAAGAGCAGAAATAAGCTTCGTGTAAGTATCCATATGATCTTGGCTTACATCTTTAAACCAGGGAAAACTAACTGTTTCATCGTTTTCTTCTATTTCAAGACTTGTCACATCGAGTGCTTTTTTGATTAAATCACACTTGTTTTTGATGATTTTTCTAAGCTTAGTCACATCAAGCTTATCTTTTGGAAACTCGACTGTAAGCATGCGTGTGCTTTCACTCAGGTTTTCCGGAAGGCTTATACCATAATCGCCCTCGAGTATTTGTTTTAGATCCTTTAGGTCTTCATCATCCGCAGATGTTACTGTCCCAGTTTTATCAACTGTGAAAGGACCTATCTTGTAAGCCATGCTGGGTGTTTTAAGATACGCGGCTTTAAGACCTGTTAAGTTTTCTATTGCTTGTATGAGTGGTTTTCTTTTAGAACCTTTTAAACCATATTCTAAGCTCATTTTAATACCTCCTTTAGGTTTTTCCTTGTGTATATACATCACTCTAAAGAAGGTTTATAGCAAGTCTTATGTGCTTTCTTTCGCCTGAAAATAAGCGATATTTTTGAGAACGAAATACACGCAGGGAAGTGCCACGCCGTTGCCCCACATCTTGTATTCCGCTGAATCAGTGTGAGGATTTTTAAGCCATTTGATTATCTGGTTTTTGCTTTTAGGCTTACAGGCGTTCGTGACTAGTTTTCGATGTGTTTCAAACACATCCTGCCAAAAGATAAGCTCTTCATCGCTTGGATTTTCTGTTTGAAGATTATCACACCAACAGTCAGGAAAGCCCTGCAGTCTTGCGCATTCTTTCGGTGTTAAACGTCTAACCACATAGTGTTTATCCTCATTCATATCGTTTACGACAGGAGGATCTTTATAGTCACTTGCCACAAGCGTGTCTGTCATTTCAGCCCGAGCATTCGTGTGATGCGAGTTTTTACTCGTAGAGTACACTATTGCAAGACCGCCTTGATTAGCTTCAGGCGAGTTTAGCCCTGTGTTAATTGTTCTTGCCAGTTTCGTTTCATACACTTTAGCACGCTTGTTTTTCGTGTTGAGCGATGTTAGACGAACGTCAAAACAGGTTTTATCACAAACCACAAAAGGCTGATTATTCCCGCCGGTTCCAAGACTTGCTCCTATGGTATTACTAATATCTATCGGGCCTTTAAATCTAGAGTCCTGTCCGTGATTTTCAAACACGAGCGGTGGATGGTTTCCCACGCTTGCTGTAAGCGTGCCGCTTTTGTTTTCAAACACGTCCATTCTGTTTCCGCCCTGATCGTTTAAACAGTATCTTTCGATTGATTCACCAGTGCCTGTTTTAGAATATCCGGCAGTTTCTTGCCACGGCTTTCCGCTCGCCGTAAAATCCCCAGGCAGGCTTTCTTGCTCAAATAATATTTTTCCGGCACTTTGTCCATCAAAATCTGCGACAAGAAAGATACGTTTTCTTCTCTGGGGTACTCCGAAGTATGAAGCATCAAGTACCCTCCATGCGAGTGAGAAATCTTCTGCCATGACAAGTCCTGCACTGCTCCATTTTTCAGGTCTAGGAGCATTAAACGAATGTCCTTTGACAGCACAGATTTCTTTGATAACTTTCTCGAAGTCTTCTCCTTTATTTGAGGAAAACGCTCCCGGAACGTTCTCCCAAACGATATATCTTGGTTTTTGTCCACCTGTTTTCCTCCTCATCTCTTTAATAATCCGAACCGCTTCAAAAAACAGGTTCGAGCGAGAACCGCTAAGGCCTGCCCGTTTACCAGCAATCGACATGTCCTGACATGGACTTCCAAACGTGATAATATCAACCGCATCCACAGCATCACCGTTAATCTTTGACACATCACCTAAATGCTTAACATAAGGCAATCTTTTAGTGGTAACTCTTATAGGAAACGGCTCAATTTCACTTGCCCATAAAGGTTTAATCCCCGTAAGCGTAGCCGCTAAAGGAAAACCGCCCGAACCATCAAAAAGGCTGGCGAGTGTAAGTGTTTTACTCATCGCCAGCCTCTTTCATCATTTCAATTGCCTGCTTAAAGCTATACTGTTTCCCATCCCGCATAAGAAGCACGTCCTTGGTTTTATCATCGTGAAACTTCATATACCGTTTAACCGCAACGTCAATGAATTTAGGTTCAAGCTCCACTCCAAAACAAACTCTGCCAATCTGCTCACAGGCTATAAGCGTGGACGCTGATCCTAAAAACCCGTCTAACACAACACTGTTTGTTTGCGTGCTTTGTTTAATAAGATAAGCAATCAGCGGCACGGGCTTACTGGAAGGATGCCCACAGCCTTCTTCCTTCGAGTTTTTAATCCCATCGAACTCAAACACGGCTGTCTGTTTCTGATCGCCATACCACTTATGTTTACCGTCTTTACGCCAACCGTAAATAATCGGCTCCATATTAAACTTCCAGTCCGTTCGCATCAGCGGTGCTCTCGGCTTTTTCCAAATCAAACCTGCCGCCACCTTAAAACCCGCGTCCTCAAAAGCATCGTAGAAAACACGCGCTTTCATCGTTGCGTAAAACTCGTAAATAGACGCGTCAGCTGCCATAGAGTTTTTGAAGTTGGTAAAAACTTTCATTAAAAACTCGTAGCCTTCTTTATCGCTTAAATCATCGTTTTTAATTTTCCCTGACGCGTTTTCAAGGTTTACGAAATAAGGTGCGTCCGTGCAAACAAGATTTACCTTTGTTTCACCGAGTAGTTTTTCAAACGTAGAAGAATCGGTTGAATCACCGCAAATAATACGATGCTTACCAAGCAGCCATATGTCACCTGTTTTAGAAAAACACGGTTCTTCCAATTCTTTTTCAACATCAAAATCATCATCGCTTACGTCTTTATCAGCATCAAAAATACTGGAAAGCTCCGCCTCGTCAAACCCGAGAAGATCAAGATTAAAATCAGCTCCTTCAAGCTCCGACAACTCGACTGCTAATAGCTCATTATCCCAGCCTGCGTTAAGTGAAAGCTTATTATCCGCAATAATATACGCACGCTTTTGTGTTTCAGTTAAATGATTTTCTTTCACACACGGAACTTTTTTAAGACCCAGTTTTAATGCCGCGGCAAGCCTGCCGTGGCCTGCGAGAATCGTATTATCTTCCGCCACTAGAATTGGGGATAGAAAACCAAACTCGCGAATACTTGCCGCTATCTGAGCTACTTGCGCCTCAGAGTGCGTGCGAGCGTTTCTCACATACGGGATAAGCTCACTTACGTCAGCCAAATAATACTGCATTTCTTTTTCCATAAGCTTTCCTCCCGTTAGAAAAGACCCCAGCAAGCCAGCTTTTCAAAACCACCCACCGAGTCAATATAATCTTTCGCAATTTTCACAATCTGCGAATACGGTTTACCATCAACCATCTCGTCCCCGATAGCGCAAGAAAACTCAACCACCCGGCCGGTTTCCTGTGCTTTCAAAAACGCGTAAATGTTAACCGACACGTCAGCTTTCGTAAGATCCTTACCATGAAGACCGCCGCCCGTGACAGCATCAGCCATGTCTGACCCGAGTTTTCGGTTAACCGCTCCCGTATCAACGCTGATACCGCCCGTCCAGTCGCCTAAAGGATTAACAAACGCATTCGGATAGTCTTTCAATAAGTCTTC